AACGGAATTTAAGGTTAATTATAGAGCGACCTTAGATTCAATGGGTGTAGATCAATCTAAGATCGATGCTTTAATTGCAGAGGCAAACTATGCATTTAGATTGAACATGTACATGTTTGAAGAACTTGAAGGTAGTGCAGTCAAAGCATTGATGAAGATGTTGTGCTCTTTTGTTAAAGGTAAGGGATAATGAAGAAGTTTATTCTGCCTGCATTGGTGTCGGTGATGTTACTGGTTCCACAACCATCTTTCGCTGCATCTAGACGATATTCATTTAACGAACTGTGGCAGTATACCATTGCACCAGGATTGTATTCAATCGGACTCGTCACAGCTATGATAACAGCAATGCATCTCACATTACCCACACGATATAGAGGTGAAGGAAATAGACGCCAATAACGGTGATGAATTTAAATCACTTCTTAAGTATTTGTGTGGAGTCGTTAAAGGTAAGTGAAATAAGAGAATGGATTAAGCATGTCTCTAAGAAGCGTGAGGAACTGGGCGATCATGCCATATATCCTTACGCTTTTTTGGCGTCTGTACATGTAGAGGAACGTGCTCTGAGCGAAGTGACTCTGATAAAAACGGGATTTGTAGGTAAGTAAGATAAATAATCAATAAACCTGCCTTCATGCCTGAATTCCAAACATTTAAGGATTTCAATCTCAACTTTAAACCTCACCCTGTAACTGAGGATCTACAAGTTGTAAAAGACGGTGCGGATATCAAACAGTCAATTAAGAGTCTTCTATTAACAAGAAGGGGCGAAAGACTGTTTAATTCTGATTTGGGTACAGGTTTGAGCGATTTATTGTTTGAACCTTTAGATTTTGGTACAGCAGCGGTTATTCGTGACGAGATTTACAGTGTCATCAGTAGTTATGAGGGGCGAATCGAAATTAGAACTTTGAACGTCGATACTAACTTTGAAGACAATGGTTATGATATTGAATTAGAGTATACGATCCGAGGAAGATCGGATCTACAAAACAACATCGAATTCTTCTTAGAGAGCAGTAGATAACCATGGCATCATACGTACAAGTAGCAAACTTAGACTTTCAGCAGATCAAGACTGCTCTTAAGGAATATTTAAGAGCACAGACTGATTTCACGTCGTATGATTTTGAAGGATCATCGATGAGTGTCTTATTGGACATTCTTGCTTATAATACTTACTACACAGCATTCAACACCAACTTGGTGGTGAATGAAATGTTTCTGGACTCAGCAACGCTCAGGGACAATGTTATCTCTCTTGCCAAGCAATTGGGGTATAGACCTAAGTCAAAGGTTGCTCCAATGGCAGAGGTGACCTTTACAGCGTCATATCCTGGAACTTCTCCAGAAGTTGCTGTATTACAGAAAGGTACAGGATTCACAACTGTATTCAATGATACATTGTATTCTTATGTAACAATTGAAGATCAGACAGCACCTGTGGAAAACAGTGTTGCTTATTTTGATGATGTTCCCGTCTACGAAGGAACTCTCATCACTAGTACATTTGTAGTTAATACTGCCCTACCTTCTCAAAGGTTCATTATACAGAACCCAGGCGTCGATACTAACTCGGTGAGGGTCAAAGTGTATGAAAGTCAGCAATCGACCTTCTACGAGGTCTACGACTACGCGGAGAACATTCTAAACGTTGACTACAGGTCAACTTCCTTTTTCCTAGACGAAATCGAAGATGAACGCTACGAACTCTTCTTCGGTGATGGTGTATTAGGTAAAAAACTTGAAAATGGTAATAAAATTGAAGTTTCGTATCTTACAACTAATGGACCAGAAACTAACGGAGCGAAAAGTTTTACTTTTAATGGTGTTGTTACCGATAAATTTAGTAACATTGGATTTGTTTATAATATTGACGTCGATTCAACATCTACAGTAGCAGCGAACGGTGGTGCTGAGATCGAATCACTCAGTAAGATCAAATACAACGCTCCTAAGTTCTTTAGCACTCAGGACCGTGCTGTCACTGCTGCAGACTACTCTAGTATTGTTAGAAAGATCTATCCAGCAATTTCCGACATCATTATCTTTGGTGGCGAAGAGGATCATCCCCCAGAGTACGGTAAAGTAAAGATTGTTGTTAAACCAGAGCAGGCAAGTTTCCTATCATCTACAACTAAGAAGCAAATTGTGGATCAGATGAAGAGGTACATGGTTGCTTCTGTCATTCCAGAGATTATTGACCCAGCTATTTTGTACATTGAAGCAAATACTTCAATTTACTATAGCACTGCTATAACCACTCAAAAACCAGAGGATATTAAGAACAAAGTTATTTCTAGCATTAATAATTACCTATCACAGTCAGATGTTGAGAAGTTTAACGGTAAATTTAGATATAGTAAGTTTGTATCAACAATTGACAATTCTGATCGTGCTATTGCCTCAAACAAAACTGAGATTACGTTGCGGAGGGATTTCTTCCCCCAGATCAATTCCACAACATTTTATGAGGTCTGTTTTCAGAACGAATTCTACCAAGATTGTGGTGGACCATCTCTAGTGTCATCAGGATTTAAAGTCACTGAATTCCCTTCATACACAGTGTATTTTGAAGATAGGGATGGTGTAATCGCCCTATATAGATTAGACAGTTTGACCGGTGAAAAAATTACATTAAACGATTCTATTGGGACCGTTGATTACGTTAAAGGTGAAGTCAAATTATATGATGTAACTATCATTCAAGGTAGTTTTAGTGACAACCGAATCCAAATTCGAGTTAAACCAAAGTCCAATGACATCAATGCTTTTAGGCAACTTTACCTTGACGTTGATGTAACCCAGAGTAAATTCACGGTATACCCAGAGTAAGATTAGATGGCTGCCAAGAAGAGAAGATTATCGTCCCTGATTGAGTCACAACTCCCAGGGTTTATCCAGTACGAGTACGAAAATTTCTCTAAGTTCGTAGAAAAATACTACGAGCAGCAGGAATCTGCTGGACAGCCACTTGATATCATTTCTAACTTTAGTGATTATAGAGATATCAATTTTTATGAAAAAAATCTTCTTCAGCAGCAATCTACACTAGTATCTTCGATTACTGCTGATATTACATCATTTGAATTGGCAAATGGAGATTCTTTCCCTGATAGGGATGGTTATGTCCAAATTGGTGATGAGATTCTATTTTACCAGACTAGAAACGGTAATATATTCTCAGAAGTCTCTAGAGGTGTGAGTGGTAATACTACTTTAGGAGATTTATACACCAAATCAACATTTGTTACAACTTCATCTGCCCCTCATTATCAGGGAGATGTTGTACGAAATATCAGTAATCTATTTTTGTATGCTCTAGTAAAAGAGTTTGAAAAGACCTATCTGGCAGAGTTCCCAGAAGCATATCTTAAAGAGGACGTTGATAAGCGATCACTGATTAAGAACATTACTTCGTTCTATAAGGCGAAGGGTACTGATAAGTCAATCAAGTTTCTGTTTAATGCTATTATTACTGATGATCCTCAGGATGTACCTGAAGTCATCAATCCAAAAGACTTTACACTAAAGTCATCGGTTTCTGATTGGACTAAAAACTACTCTCTTAAAGTAAAAGTTACTAGTGGAGACATTTTCAGTCTAATTGGTCAGCGTGTAACCCAAGAGATCGATGGTTACGACAGAGGAATCGAGTTTGCTCAGGCAGTTGTTGATAACATCATTTCTATTGGTAGTGATGGACAAGAGGACCTGTATGAGGTCATTCTAGAACCATCTACAGTAAATGGTCAGTTCCAAGTGTCAGGAAGGACCAGCACGACTGTGCTTCTACCTGCTGCTTCTGGTACAGACGATACTATTACAGTAAAGTCTACCATGGGGTTCCCCCAGACGGGTAAACTTCTAGTTGGTGATGAAGTTATCACATATAAAGATAAAACTGTTAATCAGTTTATCATTGATCAACGTATTGGTCCTATTAGAAACCATAATATTGGTAAATCTGTATATCGTTATTCTACGATCAATAGTAATGGTGTAAAATTTACAACACTAGGTATTCTTTATAATATTCTGCCTTCATACACAGCTCCATACGCATCTAGTGGTGATTTGGTGCAAGTTGGCGATGCTGGATTTGAAACTAACAATCCTATTGTTTATGATGACATTAATAACAGGGTTAGGTGGAAAATCAATGAAGATCCCGCTAATAACTTCAATCAAATCAAAGGAGTACAGAAACCTTTCGTTGCTGATGTAGGAGCAGTGTTTGAAGATGATCAGTATTTTTATATTTGCTCATCTTCATATCCTTCTGCCAATATTCTAGTAAATACTGCTTATGGAGTAAATTTACTAGATCAAAAACATTTAAAACTAATTCGTAAGAACCCTATCACTACTACAGAGGTTTACGAAACCTCTAATAGAGATGTTGGTGTTTTTATTAATGGTGTACCTGCTATTAGTTACAAATCAGATGAGTTTGTTAAGAAAGGTGCTATCGAATCAACCGAAATAACTTCTAGAGGTTTTTCGTATGTTAATGCCCCATTTGTTCTTGTTAATGAAATTCCCAACAAGGCAAGGTGTACACTCAATGGTGGTGTTGTAGGAGATATCGAGATTCTTACTACAGAAAATTTTGATGAAGATCCTGCTATCAGGATTACTTCTGGCGAAAATGCTGTCTTAGAACCTGTCATTACTGCTGGCGCTATCACTAGCATGAATATCATTAATGCTGGTAGATATTACTCTTCTCCTCCCACTATTCGTATTGTGGATACCCTTGGTAAAGGAAACTTTGCTGAGTTCGAGACTGTTCTTGATTCTGATGGCAGTATTAGCGAAGTTAAGAAAATTTCTGTTGGTAGATTCTACACCAGAGGATATACTGTCGTTTCTGTAGAAGCTATTGGTAAAAATGCTACTGCTAACGCCAAAATTAAGCGATGGGTATTCAACAGGTATAATCAGATCAAAAACAATCTTGATAGTAGTAACGGCACAGTTCTTGCTAGCTATAATCCACTGAGAGACTATGGTTATGCTTACATTGCTAACCCAGTTGATGCTAGGAAAAAAGCATATCTTACTGCCAATGATTATAATATCAATGTACAAAATGAAGATCTTCACTCACCTATTATTGGATATGCCTATGATGGCAATCCAATTTATGGACCTTTAGGTTATACGGATCCATATAATGCAGGAAGTGTCATTACAAAACTCGTTTCGGGATATGGTCTTAATGGATCTAGACCTAATGGTCCTGATACTGGTAAGTATCCACTTGGATCATTCATTGATGACTATCGTTGGATTCCTAGTGTAGAATCTGGTAAAACTGAACTAGATCAGAACAATGGTAGGTTTTGTGTAACTCCAGAGTATCCTGATGGTACATATGCTTACTTTATTACGGTTGATGCTGTCGAAGTTCCTCAGTTTCCATATATTCTTGGTACTAATTTCTATTCTTTACCCGTAGATTCCAATTACAATTCAAATATTTCACAAGATGATATTCCAGTAGGTCTTAGAGCATACAGAACAACTTTATCTGAAAGAAATGGATCTGGGTTCTCTGGATCTTTACTAGATGTTAAGTCTGGCAATATTTCATCTGGATATGTAGAGAGTTCTACTGACAATTTCTCTCCAGGTAATAATGTCTATATTGACAACAAAGCAACTGACGGTAAAGACGGCGTTGTTGTTGTAAAGCAAGTTACTGGACAAGATGTAACTTCTGTTGAATCAACCCAAACTAAAGCTTCTCAAATTAGAATTCAAGAAAATGCTTATTTGTTTGAAGGAGATGAAATCAATCAAACTGGTGCTGATGGTACAGTTTTTGCCACTGGTTTTTTGATTGGTGACGTATTTAACGATAATGAGTTGGTTCTTAGAGATGTAAATGGTACATTCAACTTAGACAACACCATTGATTCTGAAACTCTAGTCGTAACATTGGTTTTGGACTCCGATGCCAACTTCACTGCTGGTTCTACGATGAGGTTGACTAATGATGATAATGAAGATCAAGCAACGGGAACTATCTTAGAAACCACAAGTAGACAGAACTCAGTAAAAATTAGAGTTTCTGGTAATAATAATTTCTTCGTAACTTCTGATTATTATCTAAGAAGTTCCAATCTTAGTGATAGTAACCGTGTTGAAATTGTATCAGTTTTGTCCCTAAGTACAGACTTACAACCATTCATTATTAATGAAAATATTGCTATTGCTACTACATCAGAAAATCACAATCTAGGTAAAGGTGATGAAGTAACTGTAGATATTCTCCCTAATGATGCCACCACAGAAACAACGTACTACGTAAGAAAGCGTTTATACCAAACTGCTGATGCTATACAACCATCACACAATTCAACTATTGTTGATGAGGGTATTGGTAGTGCTGACGTTCTTAACAGTGGTTTTGGTTATGCTACCGCTACATATCATGATATTGAGTTAATTTTCCGTGATTCCACTTTAGCAAGAAAAGACATCGGAAAACCTGGAGACTCTGGCAATGCCAAAGCCATTATTGATGTATCTAATCCACAAGGTTTAGGTTCTGGTGGTGTAGCATCTATTTTAATTACCACTAAAGGCAAGGGATACAAGAAAGGTGATATCCTAACTGTTGCTGATGCTGACCTGAGCAGAGGTGTTAATGAAACCTCACCACAAAGACTAGTATTGGAAGTTGACCATGTAGGTTTCGCTTACAACAATACTGTTCTTAAACTATCTAACGTTAATAATATATCTCAAGATGATTTCTTGAAAATTGGACAAGAAATTTTAAAAGTTAAATCTGTTGATACAGTTGCCGATGAAGTTACTGTTGAAAGAGGTAGGCAGAACACAACGCCAACTAACCACTACAACAATGCTGCTGTAACACTAAAAGATGCTTTCTATAGATTTGATGACGGATTTAGACCTTTTGGTGCTGATATAGCAAAACCATTCTTGATTGATTACGATTCCAGTACACATGTCATTGATGTATCGTATGATTATAATTCCAATCAACCTCAAGTTCTATCTAATAGTTCTGCCTTCTTTGATAGCAGTATCCCACAGAAATTAGTTCTATTCAAAACTGTAGATGAGGAAGCATTTAAACTAGAGTTTTCCACAGATAACACAAACTTCAATATCAATCCCGTTCTGGATATTCAAAAGTATTACAAGTACAAGTTTGATGTCGGTCACTTCTCTATGTCCGGCACCTTCCTAGACTTCTCTTCTAGTGCCAATTACAATATCTTTACCGAAGAAAAAGAGACTAGTAGTATTGCTCCTGGCAATGCTGGTGCCTTTGTTACTATTAAATTAGGATTTGGTCCTGCTATCTACACAAATAACTACCAAGAAAAAAGAACAATCAATTTCCAAAATTATTTCTACTTTATTAAAGTATCGCCAGATGTTGATACTGGTGGTTCTTATTTAAGGATAATCGATGATCCTTTAGTAGGATTGAAAGAAGTTATTTACAATACTGACAAAAAATTTGTATATCAACTAAATGGATCTCCAGCATATGATGGTAGTGGTACAATTTCGTATATTACTAGTTCTAGACTTGCTGTTGGTAGTATTCATTCTGTTAATATTGTTAACACTGGTCAAGGATATGACAGTATTCCTATTGTTATAGGTGTAGTTCCTTCCGAAGTAAATGAAGCTGCTGTAGATCCTATCTGGGATCCTATTAGACAAGTAGTTACTGGATTCTCGATTGTTGATCAGGGTAATAACTATTCAAAACCTACTATTACCCTAACAGATACTGATGGCGATAGATATCAGTATGAGTGTAATCAATTTAATGGAAAACTTACTCAGGTTACTGTATTAAAAGAAGGTAGTGGATTTACATACAAACCTACAGCAAAAATTATTGAATCTGATGTAAAGATCTATCTAGAGTCTACAAATATTGGTATTCCACAAAATATTAAAATTAATAATCCCGGTCGTGGATTTAATAGTGATAAGTCTCAACTAGGATCTTACAAAGCTCCAACTACATTTGTACTTAGAAATATTAGCTCTTCATTCTTCTCGGGAGAGAGGATTAGACAAAACTCTACTGGTGCTACAGCAGTTGTTGCTAATAATGGTTACCGAGAAGGAAGTAACCTACTGAAAGTCGTTGGTATCACTGGGGTTTTTGACAGTGGATCTCCTATTACATCTGTTATTGGTAATAGAACCGCTACACTCTATACACAGTATTGTACAGAGTTTGAACCCGATATAAGATCGTATGTAGACAATTTTGGATTCTTTTCTTCTGATAGAGGTAAACTAAGTAACGCCAACCAGCGTCTACAAGACTCTTATTTCTATCAAGATTATTCTTACGTAGTTAGATCAAAAACTTCTATCAATGATTGGCGTAATCTAATCAAGAGAACTACTCACCCAGCTGGCTTCCAACTGTTTGGTGAAATGGTAGTTGAGAGTGCTGGCGCATCACCGATGCCTGTTTCTCAACCATCTATTGACTACATTAGTACAATTGAATTGCCACCTGTACAGATTACTTCTATATCATCATCTAGATTTGTTACTGTTATTCAGCAAAAACTAGAACAAATTAAAGTAGAAGAAGGTCGTGGATCTATTTCTATCGACACTTTTGATGCTACTGAAACTGTAACTTACAACGTAAGACTTTCTCCTGCCTTCGACGGTAAGTTTGACGAAACTACTGGACAACTAGTTGGCAATACTGTATTTACTTTAATTGATAAGAAGAGTGGTTTAGCACTACAACTCACTAAAAATGAACAATTAATTTGTACTTTAGATGGTATTTTCCAAGAACCTGGCACAGCATATACTATTAGTGGTAATACAATCACATTTGCTCAACCACCACTTGGGGAAAGAATTGTCGAGGGTCAACTAGCAGATTCTGTTAAGTTCTATGGCAGAGCAATTAAATTTAAGAAATCTTCCCTTAATAACAGGTACTTCAAGAAAGTCGAGTCTATTGCTGATCAGTTTGATGGTGTCCAGTCTGAATTCCCTCTATATTGGGAAGATGGATCTATTGTAAAGACAGATCCACACGAAAATCTAATCGTTGGATTGAATGGTGTTATCCAAAAAGCAAGAAATACAGAGACTGAACCATTTGGTAATTCATATTCCATTATTAGAGATGAAGATGATAATGTAGCTGATATCATTCGTTTTACAAAACCACCTATTGATAACGAAGATCTTTATGGACCACCTGAAGAGATTCCTGAAATCCTAAAGAACTATGAAAAGTGCTTTATCTATAGTGTTGGTAATTACGAACGTTTCAATATCAATACTAGTTTGTATGAATATAGATTGGGTGGACCATACCTAATTCAAGATGAAGTAACTAATTCTGTACGAAAAATTGATGATCCTAAGTATGCTCTAGTATTCATCGATGGTGTTTTACAGAGAGATACTGAGTCATATACTATTGTAGGTCCAAACATTACTTTCACCAAACCACTTAAGGTCTCCGAAAATAGTGCTGGCAATAGAACGGTACAGGATGTTAATATTATTTTGATGTATGGTAGAGACGTAGCAAAGACTCTTACTTTCTATGATTTTGAACCGTTCTCCTATAATAATACAATTTACCTAACACTTGAAGGTACTGGAATTACCAAGACGGTGATTGACGAATTGTTTAAGTATGCTGGTTTAAACCTCCACATCAAGCAAGGTTCTACTATTCTTGGTAAGGTTCAGAATGTAAGTCAAGAAACTGCTGATAAAGTTGTCCTGACGTTACAGAATACTACTAACGTTACTGTTGACGAGAATACTGTTATTGCTATCTGTCCAGAGAATTCTGGATTCAGTTCCGACGATATTCAGGGAACATATACTGTAAAAATAGAATATAAAGTAGATGATGGAGGAGAAAGAGTTCTTGAAAAAAATGTTCCTTCTTGGTTGTATGGTGTTGAACTAGGTAATATAGCATGGTATAATAAAAACTCCATGTTTGCCAACTTGCTACCTGGAGACAAGATTCTTATCGATGGTGAGAGCGAGTATCGTGAGATCGTAAAAACTCCCGAGCAGGTATACACCAAGTCATATGTTGATGACTATTATATTCAAAATGAGCACTATGCTAAGGTACAAGCAACTAATTATGAAGGAGATACCGAAGGTGAAGGTCTAAGTGTTACTGCTACTGTAAATCAATATGGTGCTATTACCACTCTAAACGTTGCTGACGTTCAGTTTAACCAAAGAGACCTATCACTATACTTCGATACAGGCATTCTTCTTCAACCAACTGCTTATGAATATTTTACTACCCCTGTAGTTCACTTCATTCCTGTAGATGGTAATGGTGGCGGAGCGAAAGCAGAAGTTATTGCTTATGGTGGTCAAATTCTAGATGTTATTCTGACTGATGGTGGTAGTGGATACACTCAACCACCAAGAGTTGTAGTAGCAAGAAGATATAAGAGAATCAAAGAACAGAGTCGCAAGATTGATACTCTAACTGAACTCAGGATTGAAACTGAAATCGAATCTGTCTCCTCTATGATCAGTAGTATCGAGATTAGAATTGAGGGTGGTCCATTCAGTCCTGAAAGTATTGACTCTATTATTACTTTCGGTGGATTCGACCCTATATTAAGTTCTGATAGACAGATTACATCTATAATTGATACTCTTACTGGCGAAGAGCGTCAGGTATTGATGACTGATGAGAAGTTCCCATCATCGTTGAGAGTACAATCACCAACTATCAAACTTTTTGTTACAGAACTAGAAGTAGAACCCCAACTTACTCAAATTGTTGGTGGAGTTGTTGGATTTGAAGCTGTTGCTACTCTGGAGACTATCTCAACGGACGAAATCAAGAATATTCTTGAAATTGAAGCAAACAAAGGATTCCAATCAGGACACACATTCCCATCATATGGTGGTCTTGGATCATTCCTCGATGCTCCTGTTTCTGATACTGGTACAATTCTATTGGTTGCTAATACTTCTGGGTTCCCAGATACTCCAAGCAGAGTAATCGTTGATGGTGAGTTTATCTTCTACAGAAGAATTGAAATTGACAGATTGCTTGATTGTATTAGAGGATATCAAGGATCTATTCCTGCCATCCATCCAGCAGGTTCTCTGGTTCTATCTCAACCTGATAGTGTCGTTCTACTCTCTGGTGGCATCAATGTTATCCTCAGTGAGGGTAGTGTTGCTCAGTCTTCTACTACCCAAGTAGAGAAGACAGCACAAATCCAGTCAATTAGTGAACTTATTGATGTTGTACCAAACACTAATGAGATCAAACAAATTGTTGATCTAGAAGAGAAGGTTGATGTTGATATAGTACATCAGCAAATCACAATTATTCCACCAACTTCTTATAATATTGTTACAGATGTACATTCTACTCAATCTAAAATTTCTAAAGAATTTGCTGGCATATTTGGAGCATTTGGTGTAGTTGGTGAAGTTCAATCTGTTAATCCTGAAACTACGGTTCTCCAATTAACACAAGAACAACAAATTGAACTTGACACAGCAGCAGTTATCAGTACAGTTACTATTGGTAGTGTTGCGGCCGCCGCTGCTTCTACATCACAAGTTATTACTTCATCTTACGAAAAAACTATCGTAACAAATGAAGTTCACTTCGATGTACTCAACACGGTAACTGGAGTTTCTACACAAATTATTGAAAATCCACAGACTCGTATTGATACGTTGTCTTCCAACATCGTGACATTCACAAATCTGGATGTAACGAGAGGTGCTGTCCAAGAATGGAACAGCATTGCTGATCCATTCGTTATGCATCACCAATCAATTGAAATTGTAATTTCTGTTCAAGATATTGATACAATTTCTACAAGAGTTTCGTTGGCAGTGGGTGGTCTATTTGATTCTCAATCTGGCGGTACGACGATATACCATCGTTCCGCTATTATTGACTATATTATTGAAGAGTATATACTAAAACCATTCATCCATCAAAGAAATGGTAATGTAGTACAACTAGTCAATCCATATAATGATGTTGTCCTACGTAATAGTTCGATATTCACAGTAGAAAATAGAGACCAGGGACGACCTTCTGGATTCGAAGGTTATAATCTTGGTAATGTCGGGTTGACGCTCGGATCTTTCCAAGACAATGCTATAATTGATAGTGGTATTTCTTCTGGTTTGACATTACAAGATGTAGACAGAATTTATCCAACTATGTCTATCCGTGATTTTGAATTCCGTCATGATTCTGCTTTGCTTGCTAATGGTTCAAGATTCAACATAGGTATTCCAACATATCAACAACCCGTTGCTATTTGTAGTTCTTCTGGAACTATTGGTGGATCTATTACTGTTCAAAGCACTGAATATTTCGCTAACGCGGGATATATATTCACTCAAAGTGGAAATGTAATTCAGTACACTTCAAAAACATCCACTACATTTGAGGGATGTACTTTAGTTAGAGGACCAAATAGCATCGTTATTACCGATGAGATTATTCCTTTCTCTATTGTATAAATATAAATAAATTAGACAAAACGTTCACACACCGAGAGACTATCAATGGCTGCCATTATCTCAGATAAGTTTAGAATTTTTAACGCTACCCAATTCCTTGAGTCGCTGTCTGAGCCCATTGGCGGCGCAGACACTTCTGCTGAAAGAACAAGGATGTATTTCTTTGTGGGTCGTCCCCAAAGATGGGATGCTTACCTTGAAATTTTCAATGCTAATGCTACTGCTTTTGTAGCTGGCAATGAAGTTTATATCGGCGCTAACTACGCCTCCGCTACATTTAAGGCTACTATTAGAACAGTCTACGAAAATTCTCTCCTTCTTTATAGCGTAGGACCACAGACTAACGCTGTTCCCACCGCTGGTCAAGCACTGAAAGGTTGGAATGGTACTGCCGATACCGGTGCTGAAGCATTGACTGGCGTTTACCGTTATGCTACAGAGGACGTTCCCCCTGTACCCCTCGACAACCAAATCGAGAAGTATGATATCTATGATGATATCATTGCTGCCAAGCGTATCACCACCGATTTTGCTCGTAGCGTAATCCGTCGTTTCAACTGGGATGTCGCTGCTAACCCTAAGTTTGACATGTGGAAGCCTGACTATTCTACTACTCCTGGTAGTGGTGGTCAGATTGGTAAAGCAGGTGCTACTGGTGCTACCAACATTGCTGATGCTAAGTTCTACTTGATCAACTCTCAGTACGAAGTGTTCAAGTGCCTCTATAACGGAGAGTCTGATCTAGCTCCTACTGGTCTTACTGTTACCAACGAACCCAAGACTACCCCTTCTGGTGGTCAAGGTACTTTTGTTAGTGCTACTGGTCTATTCACTGAGGACCCTGCTGCTAACGGTTACATTTGGAAGTACATGTACACCATCCCAACGGATGACGTACTACGTTTCCTTTCTACTGACTTCATGCCAATCGTTCTTCCTACGAACGCTTCTCGTCAGGCAACTGAAGCAATTTCTACTGCTGATCCCAACTCTATCGAAGTTGTTTTGATCGAGAACCAGGGTAGTGGTCTTACCAACGGTACGTACTATGCTCCTATTGTTGGTGATGGTACTGGTGGTATTGTAGAAATCACCGTTGCTGGTAGTGTTCTTAGTACAGTAACCGTCAATGATGCTGGTTCTGGTTACACCTATGCTACCGTTCCTCTTCAAGATGGTATTGTGAACGGCGATGCGGGTTGGGTGGGTACTCCTATCGGACTTTACACCGATGCTGGTTTAACAACCAAGACCTCTAACGTTGTTCCTGCTAACGCTACTGGTGCTATGGAAGTAGTTCTTCCTCCTCAAGGTGGACATGGTTCTAACTTTGAAGAAGAACTTAACGCTAAGCGTGTTATGACGAACATCCGTCTAACCTATGCCGAAGGTTCTGGCGACTTCCCTGTTGACAATGACTTCCGTCGTATTGGTATTATCCGTGACCCATTTGCTGCTGGCGGCACTACTTTCGCTACTGCTGATACCCTAAGTGGTGTACATGCTGTTAAAGCCACTGGTGCTACTGCCGACTACGTTGTTGACGAAACCATTTCTCAGACAACTGCTTCTAGTGGTACTGCTTACGGTACAGTCGTATCTTGGGAAAGAGATGCTGGTAACGCTGGTCCTGGCGGTGCTGGTGTACTTAAGTACATCCAGTCGTCTTCATTCCACACCAACGGTGGTGTTGTAAGAGCATTTGAGAATGGCGGCAACGCTATCTCTGGCGATCAGTCCCTTGCTTCTGGTACGGTTGATGCTGCCAACAACGACACTCTCGTAGGTATTACCTTGACTAATGGTCTTGCCTCTCCCGAAATCGGTAACAACTCTGGTGAGATCATCTACGTTGAGAACCGCCGTCTCATCACCCGTGCAGCTGACCAGATTGAAGATATCAAACTTGTAATTGAGTTCTGATTTCTTTTTTACTCCGCTAAATACTTCAACGAACAATGTAGAGTATTTGGCGGAGTAACATGCCACAAAAGACGAATCTTAACGTAGCACCATATTATGATGACTATGATCTTGGCAAAAACTTTTATAAAGTTTTGTTCAGACCTGGATACTCGATTCAGACTAGAGAACTAACTTCTCTACAATCGATTCTCCAGAATCAAATAGAAAGTTTTGGTAAGTTCAACTTTAAGCAGGGACAGCAAGTCATTCCTGGTGAGGTTGGACTTAATACCAAGCTTGATTATGTCAAGTTATCTTCTGTATCTGAAGTTGCTGTAAACGAAAACGGTCAAATCGTTTACAAGAAATATGATATCAAAAAACTTATCGGTACACAACTTCAGGGCCTAAACTCTGGAGTTGTTGGGCGCGTACTAAGTTCTGAGTATGGATCTGATATTGAAGCAGATACATTGTTCGTAAAATATACCACTAGTGGATCTGCTAGCAACGAAACTACCTTTAGACAAGGAGAAACGCTAGAAGTTATTGCTGGTATCAACACACCTCTACTTGTAGTTGGCACAGATGGTAGCGTACTCCCTACCAGTATTAATGTAGAAGATCCTACATCTGGTAATATCGAAACCTTTAGCAGTCGTGCTATGGGATTTGCTACTGCTGTTGATGTACAAGAAGGTGTTTACTTTGTTAATGGTTTCTTTGTAAGAAACAAAAAACAACTGCTGATTATCAACAAATATTATAATAAAGCATCAGCTAAAGTAGGTTTTACTGTTACAGAAAGTGTTGTAACTCCTGAAGAGGACACTTCTTTAGCAGATAATGCCAGAGGTTTCTCTAACTCTTCTGCTCCTGGTGCTCATCGTCTTAGCATTAATCTAAACCTTACTAAGTTTGATTATAATGCTAATACTGATAAAAACTTCATCCAGTTGGTTCAAATCAAGAACGGAACTGTAGAAAAACAAATTAGGTCAGCAGACTACACCCTCCTAGAAGAGACTCTAGCAAGAAGAACATTTGATGAGTCTGGTGATTATGTTGTAGAAGATTTCGACTACGATGTTAGAGAGTATTACCAGAGAAGTGGTAACAATGGTGTATATGCTCTTAGTAATGAGACTGGTCTAGTAAACAGAACTTATTCGGCAGGAGAAGCAGAAGGCAAGATGGTCTTGTCTGTAAGTTCTGGTAAGGCATATGTCAAAGGATATGAAATTATCAATAAAGAGACTAAGACTCTTGAGGTAAGTAAAGGTAGAGATACCCTATCCCGTGACAATGTAACTATCAAGACAAAAGGTCTTCCCGAATTTAATATCACCAATGTCTATGGCAGTATTCCTCTAAACACAGTTGGTGATGAACTTACTGGATATCCAACTGTATCTCTAAACAGTGTATTTAATGATGGCACAATTGGATTCTCTGGTTTAGAACCAGATGGATACTTTAGAGATTCTGTTGATAGAAGATCCGAAGCATTTGGTCTGGACCAAGGTATCATGACCATTTATGTCCAGGCAATTGGTGATGTTCCCACACAAACTTCTCAACTTCCTAATGAAGTATGGTTTGTTACGACTAGAGGAACTGGAACGATTAATGGTAAGAGTGCTAAGGTAATTGGTAAAGCTATTGTCAACCGACCTGAGGTTAATAGTGCTAACACAGCATACTTCGGCGAACTTACAATTCTAGGTAGCAAAGGTGACCTAGACAAGTACATGAAAGAGTTTGATAGTGACGAGACTGATTATAGAAGATATGTGTATACTTCTGAAACTGGTATGGAAACTTCTAGTAATCCATATGGTTTAATTGTTGATTACAATCCATCATTTACCCCTATCGTTGGTGTATCCAAACCAAAAGACTTTAGACTAATCAGCAGAGGTAATGGATTCAATCCTGATGCCGATATTATCCTTTCTAGAGGTAGAACAGGATCTGCTACTCCATACAATGCTACGTTTGGTTTTTCATACTTTAATCCTGTCTTCTTTACTAGACTAAAACTAGAGAAAGAAATTATCGCTCAAACTTTTAAGAATGGTAAGTACATCTATGGTAAAGAGAGTAAAGCATATGGCGTAATTGAAAATGATTCTAAAGCACAATTCAGTGGCATCTCTACATTATTTGTAACCACATTGTCTGGTCAGTTTATTCCTGGCGAAACAATTATTGATGAAGAAAATAATGCTATCAAGATTGCCAAAGAAAATACTATTTCCCACTTTATTGTGACAAAGAGAGGTACTAATTACACATCGTCTTCACAGATGGTGATCAATGGTACAACCTTCGATCAGTCTAAAGTTGGTATCGTCTTGTATGGTGGTGCTGTAGTTAAAGTTAGCGTAGAAGATAGAAGTGCTCTACAGCAAACTTATGCCGCTCCTCCATCAATTGGATTTACTGGAGATGGATCTAATAACGATAAGGCAGTTGTTGTACCCGTACTATTCAAAGAAACTGTACTTACCTTTACTCCACAGAATGTAAAATCAGTATCTTCTACGTTCAACAACTATACATTTACAGCTGATGTTGATTTCACTTCGACATCTTATGCTACTTACAAGCAAATCAGTGACTTCACCTTCTTCGGTAATAATGGATTCAAGTTTATTGAATGTAATGGTTTTGGTGCTGATCTAACTGGCGACCTGATTCAAGGTGACATCATCCAGTTTACTGATGCTAATAACAATGTCATCAAGAATATTGTACAATACGTTACCCTACCACAAGATACCGAGAAATCTAGAATCTATCTAGACTATGCTCTACCTGCTGATATTAATAATGCCACTATTGTAAGATTACGTCCTAGACTATCTAATAGTGCTGCTACCCTTGTATTCCCAACTGGCAGTAAGCAAGTAGCATCTCTAGTTAGCGATTCTTCTAACACTAAGTTTAAGTATCACGTAAGAAAAGATTTTGTCACTGAGCTATCTGCTAGTGGTGGCAACTTAACATTTACCGCTCAACTACCTGTTGGTACACAAACGTTTGTTAGTTTCAGTGAAGAGCAATTCCTAATTACTGTTTTAGATAAAGGATCATCTACTGTTGTAGAAAATGGTGATGTTGTTTTCGTTGATCCCAGATACATCGAGGTGTCAGATTCCGTTATTACTGCTAGTAGTGTCACTGCTGGTGCCTTGAGAATCAAGAATCTACCATCAGATTACTTTGGTAATATTATTGATGGTAACTTCCCTAAACTAAAATTAACTGCTACTGTCGAGATCGATAAAGCACGTCCTAGACTTAAGACTGCTATCAGAAACAAACGTGTCGTCATCATCTCTTCTGGTGACCGTGTAATTCCTCTAAGAGGTCAGGATTACGATTCTGATGTCATCGAGACATTCTCTTATTCTGACGTATTCAAACTTAAGTATGTTTACGAAGGAACAACCACCAACCCACCTGTAGTTGATACTGCTGGTAACCTAGTTAGTGGTACTGATGTAACTTACAAGTACAAGTTTGACAATGGACAAAGAGACACATACTATGATGTTTCTAGAGTTGTATTGAAGCCTGGTTTTGATGCTCCTACTGGTCAACTAGTAGCAGCGTTCGACTTTTTCGAGCATTCTCAAGGAGACTTCTGTACAGTTGACTCGTATCTCCATGAAGCAGGTGTACTGCCTGATGAGATTCCTCTATTCAACTCAACTGTTAATGGTGTTATCTCTCTTAGAGACTCAATCGACTTCAGACCTAAGGTTGATGGTAATACAACTATTACTGGTTTCCAAGATCAATCTATCGTCGAGAGATTTGATACCACAGACTACATCACATTCCTAGGTACAGGTGGAATTCCAACAGGAACTCCTGCTTCTGATTCTAACCTATCTTATACTGTATCCTTTAGCGAGAAGCAGTATCTAGATCGTATTGACGGTCTATTCCTCACTAAAAAAGGAGACTTTATTATCAAGGAAGGTAATGCTTCGTTGAATCCATCCAAACCAGAACCATTGGATGATGCTGTTTCCCTTTGCTATCTTCATATCCCTGCTTACACTAACAACAGTAAGGATGTAAGAATTGTTCCTGTGGATAACAAGCGTTATACCATGAAGGACATCGGCAAACTGGAGAAGAGAATTGAGCGTCTAGAGTATTACACGACTCTAAGCATTCTTGAGCAGCAAGCACTAAACATGCAAGTCAAGGATGAACTTGGTCTAGACAGATTCAAATCTGGTTTCCTTGTAGATAACTTTGAAGCACATAGAACAGGCAACCTCAAGTCCGAAGATTATAGATGTGCTATTGACACTCAGCAGTCTGTTCTAAGAGCACAATCCAAAGAAGATAGTTTTGTTCTCGAAGAAATCAATACTAGAGATGACCAAAGAGCAGTTGCTGGATATGTAATCAACGATGGTATTGTTACACTACCTTTCGAGAATGTAGAACTACTAAGCAATAAGAATGCTACCAAGACTATCAACCCTAACCCATTTGTTGTTATTCAGTATGTTGGTGAAGGTGTAATTACACCACAGCAAGATTCTTGGTACGATCAGGGTATTGCTCCTTTGGTTGTTGATTCTAATACGAAACTTAATTCCATCTTCCTAGCGAAAGATGTTGTAGCAGATGCTTACTCTAGCATTTACAACTCATTCATCGTTAACTGGTGTGGTACTGATGCTGGTATCCTACCCATCGAATCTCTTGCTAACATTAACAGTGAGGACATTGAATCCACAGTTGAATCTGCTTCTATTGCTAGTTCTTCTAATGTAAGTCCACAGAACAATGAAGTAGGTAAAGGCGTATCAACTAAGACTATTGGTGATAGAAAAGTTGCTACTTCTCTACAGTTCTTTGCTAGATCAATTCCTGTTAAGTTTGTGATGAACAGACTAAAACCAGACACTGCTGTTTATGTGTTTATGGAAGGACGTAACGTTGGACGTTGGGTCATTCCTGATAGTCGTTTTAGTGGTCAAGCAGGTAACTCCCTTTCTACTTTCGGAGCTCCTCTTGTTACTGATTCTAATGGTAACCTATCTGGTATTATTTTGATTCCAGCTGGTCTTCCTCCTGTATCCAACACCAGATGGACTGGTAATGTAGATACTGTTGATTATGATCAAACTGGCGAAGAAATTAGATTTTCCACAGGTACAAAAACTATCAGATTTACATCTGCTTCTGATGACGCTGATAAGAACGAAGTTGATTCTTATGCTGAGGTCAAGTTCTATGCTTCTGGAACTACTCCTTCTAATCCACCTAGTATCACATCAACGGCTACTTCATTCTTCAAAGCAAATGAAGGAGTACAGTTGGTTGATAGTAATACCGACAATCCAATTAAACCAAATCCACTTGCCCAAACTTTCAAGATTGAGAACTTTGATGGTGGTTTAATGACAACTGGTGTTGATTTGTTCTTCAATAAGAAGAGTGAGACTATTCCTATTAGAGCATATCTAACAGATGTTGCTGCTGGAAAACCAGGCAAAAATATTATTCCTGGTACACAAGTATCACTAACCCCAGAAACATACCTAAGAGTTTATGTAACTGGAGAGACTGAAACTGTTACTGTCAATCTTGATGAATTTGTAACTGGTAAAACCTCCAATGCTGCTGGTCCTATTGCTAAGGTATTTGATTCCAATTTGGTTAGAGTTGGTGATGACACCAGTAGTTCATTCCAAATGAACAAGGAACAAGTTTATACACTGGTTCTTAGTAATCATAATGGAAGTACATTTGTGGCAAATGAGTCTCTAACAATTCCTTCCGTCACGGCATTTAATGCTAGAAACAACACTACCTTAGGAATATTCATTGCTAAAGATTCGGGTAAAGTATCTAACTTGATGGTTAGTGCTGTTGGTGGTAGTTATGAGACTGCTTCTATCGTTATTGAAAGTCCTCAGTTGCCTGGTGGATCATCGGCAACAGGTTCTATCTCTGTCTCCGATGGCAAGGTATACAACTGTGAGGTTTCGCTTACTGGAAGGGGTTATACCGAGCCACCATCTGTTGTTGTCAAAGGTGTAGGTCTCGGTGCTGCTGGAGCTGTTATCGAGTCTGTTATCGAGATTGACACACCTGCTGTAAGAATGGGTGTTGCTATTGATTACAGTGGTGTAACAGAATCTATAACTCCAACTAGATTTGATTTCAAGCATCCTGTTTATCTACAGAATAATACTGAGTATGCTCTTACTATTGAGACAGACTCTATTGAATATGAACTATGGGCGTCTGTCCTTGGAGAGGAAGAAATTTCAACAAGTAATGTTGTTACTACCCAACCTTCTTTAGGTTCCGTATACAAATCTCAGAATACTGATGACTGGACAGAAGATTTATTTGAAGATATCAAATTTATCATGTACCGTGCTGAGTTTGATACTGTCGGTGGCGAGATTGAAGTTGCTAACCAAAATCTAGGTTACGAAAAACTACAGATATCTCCTTTCGAGACTAGTGTAAGATCTGCTACTAATGCTACCTCATCACTATTCAAGAATAATAACTCAATTCTTAAAGTTTATCATAGGGATAATGGTTTTGAAGATACTGGAAACTCTTATGTATTCTTCCAAGAAGCAAAAGATGTTGGTGGTATTTCGGGAGTTACATTGAATCAAAGACTATATAAAATTTCTAATTCTGGTATTGATTCTTATAACGTCACAAGTCTAAACGGCGCTGGATCTAGTATTATTGGTGGTGGTGATAGTGTTCTTGCTTCTTACAACAGAAAGTTTGAACGTCTGTATGCTCAGGTTCCATATCTACAACTAGATGGTACTAAGATTGAATCGTTTGTTGCTACTACGGATGTAGTACCTGTTGATTCCGATACTAAGAACTACACCTCATACAGTTTCGTTGACTACGAAAAGACTTTCCTTGGTGAAGAGCACTTCTTTACTAACCAGAAAATTGTTGCTTCTAGAATCAACCAGACTATGAACGGACTACCTCATTCACTGAAGTATAAATTCAAGTTAACCACAGATACTTCTGTTCTATCACCTGTTATTGATCTACGTACTGCTACTGTTAAAACATCTAGTAATAGAATTGAAAATGCTACTGGTTATGAAGATAGATATGGTAAGAGAGATCAGATTGTTAAATTCCAACCTTTATACACGCTTGCTTTTGCTGTAACTGGATCAAATGCTGGTCAGGTTGGTGTAAATCTTTCTGTAGTTGGTCAAACTTCTAAAGCAGAAGGTTTGATTACTGGTTACGAAAACAATAATGCCACTATCAGACTAAGAACTATAACTCCTTTCCAGCAAGGTGAAGCTCTAAATCTAATTGGTACAGATGGAGTAGAAATTTCTAATGTAGGAATTACTATCACTACAATTTCCGAGATTGATTTTAACTTCAGTGTGGGTTCTAATGTTATTGCCTACTCCCCAACAGATGAGGATGTAAGTTACGCCAATAAAATTAATGGTAAGGTCATCCTATGGGATGCTGAGGATAAAATCCTAATTGTGGAAAACTCTTATCAACCTATTAATAATAATTACATTGCTAAGACAGCAGACGGCGAAGCATACACTAGAAAACAACTCGATAGTGAGCAGCAACCAGACATCTTTAGGGTGGGTGATGTAGTTCAATCTACTGGAGATGACGATCCTAAGTTTATTGAAATTAACACCATTGATTATACAACTGGTGTTGACTATGTTCCAGAAACAGATGCTGTTAATAGTTCTTCGGTTGCTAAGTATGTAACTAAGGAAGTATTCATCGATAACGCTGGTTCTGCCATTGATGTAAGATCTACAATGAATCTTACCGACGTTGAAAACGTTAAGATATATTATAAACTTAGAGAGTCTTCCAGTTCAGCAAACTTTGATGATATCAATTGGGTTCCATTTAATCAAGATGGTAACCCAGATGTAAACAATCTTGCTACTCCAGCAAACTCCATCTCAGGACAGTTCGAGAAGCAAACAGATTACCAAGAACTGACATTCAGTGCTTCTAATTTACCTGAGTTTACATCTTTCGCTATCAAGATTATCATGAAAACTGATGATCCTTCTTATGTACCCAAGATTCAAGACCTAAGAGCTGTAGCATCATACTGATGAGATATCTTAAAGTTGAAGGTCACGAAAGTCTTTATCGTGATGTAACGACAGGAGCGATTGTCAATACCGACAAACCCGCTCCTAGAAACTTTTCTCGTACATTTAACAATACACTAGAAGACATAAATACATTGAAGAATGAAGTATCTGAAATCAAGTCCCTTCTGCGCGAGTTAATAAAAAATGCCAGCAATTCAAGTAGCTAGAACTGACACCTTTGAACAGCAAAGGGTCAAAATTAATGAAATTGGAACAAATTTGTTCAATGTTACTTCTGGTGGTATGGAGTTCGACTCCATGGATACTATTAATGTAAGAATATCTACTGCCAAACTTGAACTAAAAAAAGGTTTGTCAAATACTGGAAATGCTACCATTTATAATAAAAATGTAGAAGCTTCAGCAAAAGTTATTGTAACAGCAAACAACTTAACAACCGGAGATAAACAAATTACGGAATATTTGGTTATCGATAATGGAACAGATATTTTCTTCACCGACACCAATAACGTGAAGACAGGTCAAGAACTAATTAGTTCTTTCTGGTCTGGGTTTGACATGTTTGACATTGATGGATCACAAAATGTTCGTATTTCACTTACACTAGGTGCCGATCTAAGTCCTGGTGATGATGTCGAGGTGACTATTGTAAATACTATCACTAAGAAGTAAAAATGGCAGAAGCATTCAATCTTTTTATAGAGATATAAATAATAATACACACTGTCATATGTGATTACTATGGATACAGCAGAACTTAGAAAGAATTTTGAAGAGCAACTTGCTAATACTGATAAGCAAATTGCCGAACTAGAAGCTAATCTTGCTAAGGCAAGAGAGTATAAATTGAAACTATCTGGTGGGGTGGAAACTCTAGACTTGCTGAATCCGCCAGAAGAGAAGGAAGAAACTACTGCCGAAGAAACTACTGCCGAAGAACCAGCGGCAGCATTCGAGACAGGAT